CCTTTTACATAGTCAATATCGCCAATTTCTTTGTCGAGAACGACCTTTTCGCCAGTTGCAGTATCTAGTCTATATAGGACAATTTTGCCATCCCTATCTTCGACATAAACATCAAAATTTGGGTATTCGGTCACTCTAAATCCAGTTGATGAAAGCACAGGTTCATCACAATCAATGTCAAATGAATTCTGGAAACAAATTTCATAATAGAAAGTTGAGTTTAGTTGAGGGTAAAAATCTTTCCTCATTGTAACTGTTGTCAAGTTTGAGTTAATACTACGATCAGCATCATCGATAACACCAACAATTTTACTGTATCTAAACTTTCCATTAAACTGCTCAGTATCAGAATTATCCAGATAAGACTGAACAGAACCAATCACTTTGTCTCTAATCTGAGAAGCAGTTTGATCAGTTATTAAACTATCATAAAATATCTTGCTATTGATCTCAATAAACAATATTGATGGATCAACAATAACTGGTTCTACCGAAGCAACAACATATTTCTTTACTTCATCGGTGATTTGCTTTTTAGTTAGTGAAGTCAAGTATGATGCATCAGAAGGCTTCAATACAATGAATACCTTTCCATACTGCGGAGGGTCCTGATCTTCGCCTCCAAAGATCAAAATATCACTGGTGGATGGATATACCCTACGAACGATTGCAGCGTAGTCCTGGGCGGTTACAGCGCGGTCCTGTGTGCCATATGCCTTAGGGGCATTGAATCTGATCTTACTCGTTGATTCCAGCTCCTCTCCACCAGAGGATGCAACTGCTGAATTAATAGTAACATCATAAGCATTTGGAGAAACTCCATCTGGATTTTCCAATACGCCACTAAACACAAAGGTTCTAACACCATTTGATTCTGGTCCAGCAGTTCTTAGGTAAGAAACTTCAATTCTTGCTCCATTTTCTAATTTTTTGCCAAGAACACCATCACCAAATACTAATTCATATCTTTCATCTTCAATTTCTTCAATGAAGAAAATTTTAGAGTTACCATCGATACCAATAATATTATTTGCTACAAGGTATGGTTCGCTGAATGACCCACCAGTTGGGAATATTTTTACTCTTATAGTGTTTGTGTCAATATTTGTATTATCTAAGATAAACCTCTGCGATCTTAAAGAAGTATTGACAGTAAAGGTACTTACAATTTGATTTCCCTCTCTAATGGGAATATCTGTAAAAATTGCTGTGTTATTTGATACTTGTGCTTTTACATCATCTAAAACAACATACTGATAGATTGTGTTATCAAATGATGCAATAAATCCAGTTCCTTTCTTCAAATACAGCTCAGTATCTGTTGTTGGATTTGAATATGTAACTGTAAAAGAAATATATGCAGTAGGTGAAGTAATTGATTTGGGTCTGTATCCTAATTGCTTCGCAATCGCCACCACATTATCCCTCAAGGTGGCAGAATCAATAAACAGTTCATTTACCACCATATTGGTGTTAAACGCTGTATAATAGGTATTATAGGCGAGAGTATCGATAATTGTAGATAATGCCGACCCATCAAAGTCATAGTCGGTAAAATCTGACTGAGCTCTGAGATAATCTTTCAGAGCTGACTTGATATCCTCAAAGTCTAAATTGGCAACTTGTATGTATGGCATTATCGAGTACGCTCTAAGAAGAATTCTACACTTACTGGTATGTCGTCTCTACCAACAATTCTGTAGTACATCTCAACTTGATAACCATTACTTAATTCATCTGGTCTGACGATAATGTTCTCTACTAAAATTCTGGGTTCATACTTAGTTAGAACCTCATTAATTTCTGAACGAATCAAACCAGCAGATGCATAATCAAGGGGTTCAAATAAAGCATTTTGAATACCACAACCAAGATCTGGTTGAAATGGTCTTTCTCCTTTTCTAGTAAGAAGCAAGGCAGTAATCGACTGAACGATAGCTGCCTTGTCTTTCACTGTGACTAGATCATCAGTGACTGGATGCTTCTTAAAAGTAACACTCAAATCTTTGAATGTCTGAAAGGTTGGCATTTAGACACAGCAATAGGCTGCTACTATTTATTCACTCGTGCCAACGCTCAACAAAGTCATCAAACCCACCAGGACCACCGCAGGGGCGCTCGTAACGGTCTTCTGGAAGAGGATATAGATCTTCCTTTCTTTTCATCTTATTATACGCTTTGAGGTGCTTCTCGCTATCAGTTTCGGTGATTAGCGTTCTTCCCTCTTCAATAAATTGGTTGCTTTTATCTACTGGGTAAAGTCCCATAAAAAACCTCTCTAAAGAACTGTTTCCAGAACTTTTAGAGAGGTTGCTATCTCTATACGTATTTATTACCTGCCTTGACCGCGATAACGCTTTTTCGCACCATTACGCGAACTTGCGCCTAGATGAGTATTCTTAGAACGACCTTGGCGTGTTTTCTTCGGAGCACCTTCGATATAACCGCCGTTCTTGGACATCGGTGATTTTGCCATAGTGTTTAATCAATTGACCTATACATTATACCACAAATCAGTTAAAATTCACCAAGAAAAACATTTAAACTTCCCGATACTACCAAAGCACCTTCGTTTGTGGCACTACCAATATGTGCTATTGGTTTTCCATTGCACCAAACTGTAGGATGTCCCTCTATCAGTATATCTGAGTGTAAAGGGGCTCCAGGTACTGGAATCTTATGTGGAACGAAAGTATTTCCAACATGATGTGCTGGACTGCCATTAACAATAACATTTGAAGAAACACCAGCGGGAGCAGGCAATGGTATAATCACTGGATGAATATCGTGATTGGTATAAACCCCAAGTATTCCAACAGGAATTGCCATACGTCTCAATACCCAGTATAAGGAGAAAACGAATAGTTTTCGTTGTCGATCTTATTTATTCCTGCCCTACCTAAAAGATATTCATATCTATCACCAAGATATCTGCCATCATATCTCACTGGCAAATAAAAATACCATATATTGTTGGATAAATTACTCCCAAGGGTTTCTAACGCAACCGCACCATAAGTTGATAACGTCGCCCAAGAATCAGCTGGTATAGGGTCATCTGGAATTACAATTGTCTGACAAGATACTTTAATAGTAATTACAATTGTATCCAACCTACTAGACTTTAATTCTAAAAATGAACCAACTCTTGGTCTCGATCCTGTAGGTTGTGTTGCAACATCCCATGCATCACTTCCAAATTTATCTTTCTTTTCATCATCAAATATTGCATATAAATTTCTATCATCCTTTGCAATCCTACTAAATCCAATAGGTTTTCCAAATCTATCCGTTTCAAATTTAATTGGACCATCTGTTGGTAATTCTGGATTCTGATTTCTCCATATGCCATCATTTCTTGCTATTATAATTTCGGAGTAATCGTCTTCCTTCGTGATCGGCGCCGCTATCCCATAATATGCTTCAAAAGCATTGATAGGATTTCCATACTCTTTTTTATTAATCCATGTAAGTTGCTGATCATAAAATCCCCACTCAGTCACTTTACCCTTGACTTCGGAGATACCTACATACCCCAAAGCAAAAATAGGTGGTAATACATTATTGACAATCTTAATACCTGGATCAATAGTGTCAATCTGTCTCTTAGTCCAATACTCACTCTGCATATCTTCGTCAAAACTTGTCTTTGTCGGAAGTTCTGGAAGATTGTCCTCTGGAAGTCTTGGCCATAAATCAATTCTCTCTACAGAACAATCCATAGAAATGATCCTTTCATCCTCAAATATCGGAACCATCCAAATCTGAGTAGGTCTGATCTCCTCCCATGTAAGCCACGGTGGAGTCTCTGAAAATAACCCTAATTGCAATCCGTTTAGAATTGCCTGAGAATCTTTTGGATAAAACCTCCCAGCATAGAAAGGTATTCCGTTTCCTTTTAACTTTTCAAGTCTGGGTAGATCGTCCAATTCAATCGGTCCAATGCCGCCCATTGAGGGTGCTAGGAAGTTTATCCAAGGTACTGCCATTAGACTGCTTGTGCGACTTTTATTAAATCTTTCTTAATCCCTTCAATATTATTATGAAGATAA